ACGGCACCGACGACGACACACTGATTTCCGCCCTCATCACGGCGGCGCGCGAGCATGTGGACGGCCGCGACGGCTGGCTGGGCCGCGCGCTATGCACGCAGACGTGGGACTGCCACTACAACACCTTCCCGGACGACGGGCTGCTCTACCTGCCGCTGGCGCCGGTGCAGTCGGTCACGTCGGTCAAGTACGTGGACCCGGACGGCGCGCAGCAGACGTTCAGCAGCGGCAACTACGCACTGGGCGCGGACCTGGATTGGTCGCCGCGCGTGATTCTGGGCTGGGACAAGAGCTGGCCCTCCATCCGCGCCGTGCCGGAGGCGGTCACGGTGCGCGTGGTGGCGGGCTATGCGTCCGTGCCGCGCCCCATCTGCCAGGCCCTGTTGCTGCTCATCGGCCACTGGCACGAACACCGCGAAGCGGTCATGGAAGGGACATTCCGCGAAGTGCCGACCACCGTATCCGCACTGCTGACACCGTACCGGCGGCGGTGGTTCTGATAGGAGAAAACGCATGTCTGAAAAAAAGTTCCATTTGACGCGCCACTTGGGGCAGTCGTCCACTGCATCCATTGCGGCACAGAACACGTTCACGACCGGCGTCAAACTCTACGGCCCGTTCAACTTCTCCCTGTCCGGCACCTTTGTCGGCACTATCACGATCCAGCGCAGTTTCGACAACGGAACTACCTGGCTGGACGTGGCCACCTACAGCTCACCCATCGAGACGGCCGGCGATGAGCCGGAATCCGGTGTGCTGTATCAAGCCGGCTTCAAGACCGGCCAGTACACGTCCGGCACGGCCGTTGTGAGGCTGTCGCAATGATGCGCGGCGTGATGGCTTCTGTGGCGCGTGATCGCCCCTACACCCTCTACTCCCGCATGGGCAGCATCGCCAACCCGCTCGCGACCATCACGGGCGTGACGGGCCACGCCGCGTTCACCCTGCCCGGCGGCAATGGCGACGGCGTGCTGATACCAGCGGGCACGTTGGCCAACTTCGGCTGGTGCCGGGTGACGGGGCTGTTGGAGCGAACGAACGATAACACCGGCACCTCTCTTCGGGTTTGGCTCTCGAACAACAGCGCGGGCGTGTCCGGCGTATCGCAAATTACAGGCTTCTCCCTGGGCGCCTCCACCAATCGCCAATACTTTTTGTTTACAGATTTCACGCTCGACGCGAGCGGAGTAATGACAACGAAAAGCTGGGCTTCTCCGGGCAGCCAGCAAGTCGCTATCGCGGCCGACATCTCGACAGGCTGGGCGAACACCACCGACACCTGGGTCAAGTTCGGGGTGACCGCGGCGTCCACCTCCGACACCTTCAAATTAGTCCAAGCTTCTGTGGAGGTACTGTGATGCGCGGTATTCACCGCGACGATCTCACCCTGGACATCCAGGCCGCCGCCGTGCGCATTGACGCGGACGGCGACATGCTGACGGTGTACGAGGCCGGCGATCCGCAGCCGGAGCCGCCGCCTATCCTCGACGCGCCGTACCTCGCCCCGCTCAGCGCGTGGGATTTCCGCAAGATGCTCAACACGCTGGGCATCCGCGCGCAGGCAGAGGCGTTCGTGGCCGCCGCCGATCAGGACACGAAGGACGGCTACGAGCACGCCGGCAGTTTCGAGCGTGACCACCCGCTGTTGGTGGCGGCCATCGCGGCGCTGAAGCTCGACCCGGCCGAGGTGGATGAGAAGTGGCGGGCGCGGGCGGCGACATCATCCTGATGGGCGATTGATGCAAAGCGGAACGTTGCGCCACCGCATCACGCTGCAGACGTTTACCACCGCCCCGGACAGCTACGGCGAGCCGATAAAGACCTGGTCCGATCTGGCCACCGTGTGGGCGGCCGTGGAGCCGCTTACGGGGCGCGAGTATTTCCAGGCGCAGCAGACGCACGCCGAGGTGACCTACCGCGTGCGCATCCGCTACAGGGCAGACGTTGTGCCGACAATGCGCATTGCCCACGCCGGCAAGACGCTGGAAATCCTTGCGGCGATCGATGTCGGTGAGCGTCGCCGGGAGATGCACCTTATGTGCCGGGAGCTGACATGAAGGTCGATTTCGAGGTCAAGGGGCTTAAAGAGCTCGACAAGGCGTTGAATGAACTGCCGCTACGCGCGCGCGGGTCTGTACTGCGCGGGGCGCTGAACAAGGCCGCAACGCCAATTGCCGCCGAAGCCCGCCGGCTGGCGCCGAGGCGCAAGGACGAACCGGAAGACCGTCAATACGGGCCGCTGTACAGGAGCATCCGCAAGTCTGCCAGCACGCCACGCGCGAAGAACAACTACACGGCCGAGGTAAAGGTTGGCCCGTCAAAGCGCGGTTTTTATGGCATGTTCCTTGAGTTCGGAACTTCAAAAATGCCAGCGCATCCTTTTCTGCGGCCGGCATTCGAGTCGCAATCGCAAGAGGCGTTAGACATTTTCAGCAAGGAACTAGGCGAGCGGATCGAGAAGAAGCGCACGTAATGGAAGCCGCTCTTCATACTTTGCTTAGTACGGATGTGGGTGTTGGCGCTATCGTCGGCCTTTCCGCATCGGCCCGTATCTACCCTCTGCTGATGCCTCAAGGCGGCGCCTTGCCGGCCGTCACTTATCAGCGGATCAGCACGCCACGAATCGATACGGCGTCGATGTTAGGGCACAACGCCCGCGTCAGGTGCCGAATGCAGGTCGATTGCTGGGCGCCCACATTCGCGCAGGCCAAGGCGCTTGCCGATGCCGTTCGCGCCGCCATGACGGCGTCATCAACATTCACCGCGCTTGCCGTAGATGAGCGCCATACCTATGAAGATGACACGCGCATTTACCGCGCCAGCGCAGATTACAGTTGCTGGTACCTCGATTGATGGATAGTCCCATCTCCACCAAACCGCCTACGGGCGGTTTTTTTACGCCCAAAGGAGGCTGATCCATGAGTTCCAATGCACTCGAAAGCCAGGGGATGACCATTGCGCGCGGCAACGGCGCTTCGCCCGAGGTTTTCACGACGATTCCCGAGGTGCGCAGCATTTCCGGTCCGGACGGTTCGGCCAACGAAATCGACGTGACCGACCTGTCGAGTTCCGCCAAGGAATTCCGCATGGGGTTGCAGGACGAAGGGAACATCACGCTCGACATGATGTTTATTCCCGGGAATACCGTCCATGCCGGCCTGCGATCCGATCGCGCCAACCGCACGCTGCGCAATTTCCGGCTGACGTTCACCGACAGCCCGGCGACGGTCTGGTCGTTCTCGGCCTACGTGCAGGGTCTCAGCGTGTCGAATGAAGTGGACAGCACGACCAACGCGTCGGTGACGCTGCGCATTTCCGGCGCTATCGTGGAGTCCTGATCGTGAGCCGCGAGGCTATTCGCGCCAGACTTGGGCAGCGCAAAACGATAGTGGTAGATTCTCCCGCGTGGGGATGCGAGGTCACGCTCCGGGAGCTGTCCGCAGCAGATCACCTTGGCCTGCCGCAGCGTGCCGAGGCGCTGTCTGGAAAGATCGGCGTGCCGCGCGACGCGGCGTTCCTGTGCCTGATGGTGGCGTCGTCGATTGTCGATGACGGCCAGCGGGTGCTGGACGACGACGACCTTGCCGACATGCCGGCCGGCGACTTGAAGGAAGTGATGCGGCTCGCCGAGTTCGTGTTGTCCCTGAACGGCATCAAGGATGACTCGCTGGGAAACTCAAACGGCAGCCCGACCGAAGACTAGCTTTTCGGCTTTGTCTGGCGCTGGGCTGCCCGCACCCCGATTACCTGCTCGACCGTTTGTCCGCCCGTCAGTGGGCGGAGTGGGAGGCGTATGCGCTGCTTGAGCCGTTCGGTCCCGGCCAGGACAACTGGCGGGCCGGCATGGTGGCATCGGTTATCGCCAACGTTAACCGCGGCAAGGGCGCGCGCGCCTTCAAGCCAGACGACTTCATGCAACGGCTCCCGCTGACGCCGAAAGAGCAGGCCGACAGGCTCCGCAAGGGATTAGCACACTTGGTGACCAAAGATGGCAAGTGAAATAGCAAGCCTGTTCATCAAGATGACGGCTGACAGCGCGCAGTTGCGCTCCGACTTGCAGCAGGTCAGAAATTCTACGAAGGCGATGGAAAGCCAGATGACGCGCGCCTCGCGCGTCATTGCTGGGGCATTTGCCGGCATATCCGCGGCCGTTGTTGTGTCGCAGTTCGCGCGGATGACCCGTGCGGTCATCGATGCCGGCGACGCTGCCGCCAAGATGGCGCAAAAGGTCGGCGCGAGCGTTGAAGATATTTCGGCGCTGTCCTACTCGGCCGAACTGTCCGATGTTTCTATTCAGCAGCTTGAGACGGCCTTGGTCCGTCTCAATAAAACGTTAGGATCGTCTGATACGGCCGCCGATAAGGTCCGCGCCGTGTTGTCGGCCCTTGATATTGCCGGAGGCAATACCTACGACGTTATCGGCCAGCTTGCCGACCGATTCGCTGTTATGGAAGACGGCGCGGCAAAAACAGCCGCAGCTACGGCGATATTCGGACGAAGCGGCGCGGCGCTTATCCCGATGCTGAACGGCGGAAGCCGAGCTATTGCGGAGAACCGAGAAGAACTGGAAGCCCTCGGCGCCATGATGACGGCCGATCTCGCGAAGGCAAGCGAGCAGGTAAACGACGACATGACCCGCCTGCAAACGGCGATGAAGGGGATCGGCATCCAGATTGCGCAGACGGCCGTGCCGGCGCTCGCCGACATGACGCAGGGCATGGTTGCATGGCTTGCTACTGGCAACCGCGTCGAGGATATGGCAAATCGCATAAAGATAGCCTTCGAGTCTATGGGCGTGGCCATCAAGATTTCGGCCGGCTTCATCGCCGGCGGCCTTGTCGGCGGGGTGCCGGGGGCATTGGTGGGCGCTGGGGTGGCCGGCGTCGATGAATTGCTTGACCGCGCGGAGGAGCGACGCAACACCGGGCAAAGCGTCACCGGCATGATCGAGCGTACGGGACCGGCGCAGGAGACTTCCGGCGTAGACAAATACTCGGATCGTCTGCGTACACTGTTCGCCGACCTAAAAGCGGCGCAGGAAGCCGAAAAAAGCACGGCCGCCACTATTGCAGAAGCGCAGCGCGCGAGGGATCAGCAGCAGGCCGCGATTCAGGGTGTTATCGATTCGCTGGAACGCGAACGCGATACGCTCGGCATGGGCGCCGCCGCGGTCGTCGCCTATGACCTTGCGGCGCAGGGGGCTACCCCGGCGCAGATAGCTTTCGCAGAGTCTATCGTCCGCGTGACAGAAGCGGCCAAGGCAGATATTGCGATCATGGAGCAGGACATGCGCGCACGGGAGGAACTGGCCGCTGAAATCCAGCAGATCGCAGCCGAAACGTTCGGGGCTTTGATGACAGAAGAGGCCGCCATGCGGACGGCCGCCGCGAGGCGGGAGGAAATCGTCCGGCAGGCCGTGGCCGACCACATCATCGCGGAAGAGCGAGGCGCGGCCATTATCGCCGGCATTCATGAGAAGCTGAATCGCGACATTCAGGACCGCGCGGAAAAGACAAAGGATCAGTTCACGGCGTTCGCCGAGGAGGCGGCCAGGGGCAGTCAGGACGCGATGGCGGATACGCTATTCGGGTGGATGCAGGGAGAGTTCGGAAACATCGCGCAGGACTTCAAGCGCATGCTCGACCGCATGGTCGCCAACGCATTGGCGGCGCGGCTGGGCGAGGCGCTGTTCGGCGCCGGCTTTGGCGCCGGTGGCGGCAGTGAGCTGGGCGGGCTGTTCGGCAAGATTGCCGGCGTTTTCGGCGGCAAGCGCGCGGCGGGCGGCCCTGTTTCCCCCGGCCGGGCCTACCTGGTGGGCGAGAAGGGCCCCGAGCTGATGGTGCCCAGCGGGGTAGGGCGCATCGTGCCGAACGACCAGATCGGCGGCGGGGGTGTGGTGGTGCACCTCAACGTATCCGGCGTGCGCGACAGCGCGGACCTGCGCCAGTCATCCGGGCAGGTGGCGGCTCAGGCCGGGCTTGCGGTGCAGCGCGCCTTGCGGCGCAACACCTAATCGCTCCAGCCGGTGAGCGTGCCGGCCCGGTCGAAGAACAGGTACGTGCCGCGCCCGATGCCCGACGACGTGGTGCCGAACACGTTGTATTCCCACGTGTCGCCCCAGGAACTCTCGCGCGTGCCGTAGCAGTACCCGCACGGCGGCCCCCAGGCGGCAATGACCTGCTCTTTGGTCATGCCGACCCGAATCTTTTCCTGCTCGATGGCCTGACGGATCGCCGGCGGCGTGGCCGGGTCCGCCAGCACCTGCCGGCGCGTCTCGTTGCCCGCACAGCCGGCCAGCAGCGCGGCCATGAGCACGATCCATACCTTCACGGTGACCCCCAATGGCGTTTCTGGACGTCCGATTCCCGACCGACATTGCCTACGGCTCGCGCGGCGGGCCTGGATACAGTACCACCGTCAGCCAGACGTGGTCCGGGTACGAATCGCGCCAGATCAACTGGTCCCTCGTGCGCCACCGCTACAACGCCGCCTACGGCACCCGCACGCAGGCACAGCTTGAAGCCCTGCTCGCCCTGTTCCACGCCGCCCGTGGCATGGGCCATGCGTTCCGGTTCAAGGACTGGGCGGATTTCAAGTCCTGCGCCAAGGAAGCCACCCCAGCCCCCACCGACCAGGCCATCGGCACCGGCGACGGCACCACCGACACGTTCCAGCTGGTCAAGGTGTACGACTACGGCGGGCAGACCTACACCCGCACCATCACAAAACCCGTATCCGGCACCGTGCGCGTGGCCGTGGACGGGTCGGAAAAGACCCTCACCACGCACTTCACCGTCAACCTGCTCACCGGCATCGTCACGTTCACGCCCGGCAACATCCCCACGGCCGGCCAGGCGGTGACGGCGGGCTATGAATTCGACGTGCCGGTGCGGTTCGATATCGACACGCTCGACGTGAGCCTCGACGACTGGCTCATGGGCGCCGCCGACGCGCCGCTGGTCGAGGTGCGCGAATGAAAACCGTCCCGACCGCCCTGCAAACCCACCTCGACAGCGGCGTCACCACGCTGGCCACGCTGTGGAAGGTCACGCGCCGTGACGGCACCGTGCTGGGGTTCACGGACCACGACGCCGATCTGGTCGTCGGCGGCGTGACCTACACGGCCGCCACCGGCTACACGCGCACGGCCATTCAGTCGTCGGCCGATTTCGCGGTAGATAACCTGGACCTCGAAGGCATCATCTCGTCGGCCGCCGTCACCGAACAAGACCTGCGCGCCGGCCTGTATTACGGCGCCGAAGTGCTGGTTATGACCTGCAATTACGCCGATCTTGCCGCCGGCACTGTCACACTGCGCCGCGGCTGGATCGGCCAAATAACCGTCAGAAATGGAACCTACGTCGCCGAGCTGCGCGGCCTGACAGATCGCCTGCAGCAGACCATTGGCCGCGTCTACGGCCGCGACTGCGACGCAGACCTTGGCGATACCCGCTGCGGCGTGCGCCTGGACCCGCCCACCTGGCAGGCCAGCGCCGCGTACACCGTGCGGCAAACCGGCGATGCCAAAACCGGAAGCGTGGTCAAGCCGACCACCGCCAACGGCCGCTATTTCCGCTGCTCGGTAGCCGGTACCAGCGGCGGCACCGAGCCGTCATGGAACACCACAATCGGCGGCACCACAACGGACGGCGGCGTGACGTGGACCGCCATACAGGCGCACAAGGCGGCGGGGCTTGTGGAGGTCATCGTAGACCCGCACAAGGTACAGGATTCGACCCTGACGCAGCAGATATGGGCTGGTGGGCTTCTGACCTGGATCACCGGCGACAACGCCGGCCGCGCGCAGGAAATAAAGACCGCCGACGCCAGCGGAAACCTTGAGTTCTGGGAGCTGCCGCCGAACACGGTTCAGGTCGGGGATACGTTCACCGTCACTGCCGGCTGTCAGAAACGCCGCGTCGAGGATTGCGTGTCGATATACGACAACGCTTACAACCACCGCGGCTTCGACACTATCCCCGGCACCGACTACCTGACAGGCAGCTATCCCGATGCGACGTAGCGACATCGTTGCAGAGGCCCGCACGCTGGTCGGCACGCCGTTTCAGCACCAAGGCCGCACGCCTGGCGTTGGGCTGGATTGCGGCGGCGTCATCGTCCACCTGCTGCGATTCATGGGCATCAATTACGACGTAGCGGGGTACGGACGACTGCCGGAAGGACTGCGGCTGATCGAGGTCTGCGACGAAGCCTTGGTTCGCATCCGGTCAAGCGACTTCCAGCCCGGCGACGTGATCGCGCTGCGCCTGCTGCGCGAGCCGCAACACCTGGCGCTGGTGACGGACTATGGCATCCTGCACGCTTGGCAGCGCATATGGACCCCGGCCAAGGTGTGCGAAACGATCCTGACCGCCGACTGGCGCCAGCGCATCGCGGCGGCGTGGCAGTTTCCGGGGGTGACGGATGGCTAGTCTTGCACTGGCCGTAGCGGGCGCGGGTATTGGCGCCGCCATAGCGCCGGCTGGCGCTGCGATGCTATGGGCGCAAACCGGATACGCGATCGGGTCGATTGCCGGATCGCTTTTGTTCCCCGCAAAAGGTCAGAAGGTCGAAGGACCGCGCCTGCAAGACCTGCAAATCCAGTCGAGCGCCGAAGGTGCGCCGATTGCGCAGACCTACGGGTCTATGCGCATCGCCGGGAACGTCATCTGGGGCAAGCCGCTTTCCGAGCACCGGCACAAGGAAAAGGCCGGCGGTAAAGGCGGTGGGGGCGGCGCGACAAGCGTCAGCTATACCTACACGGCAGACTTCGCCATTGCGTTGTGCGAAGGGCCAATCGATGCCGTGCGCAAGATTTGGGCCGACGGCAAGCTGATCTATGACGTGTCCGAGCCGACGGCCGCTGAGGAGGCTATCGTCGCGGGCGGCGGGTATCTGGCGGACCGCGTGTCGGCGCTGCAAGCATCGCTCGAAAAGACCGTCAAGGGCGGCGGAACGATGCGCATTTATCTCGGCAGCGAGACGCAACTACCTGACCCGCTCATAGAAGCCGATCTTGGCGCTGGAAATGCTCCGGCTTTTCGCGGCACGGCCTACCTGATATTCGATAATCTTGCCTTAGAGGATTTTGGCAACCGGCTGCCAAACATAACCGTTGAGGTGATATCTGGCACTGTTGGAATATCTTATCTCGGGAAAATACCCATTTCTCACCCAACCACAAGCGGGCTATCCAAGGTTTTAAACCCATCCTACATAACGTCAAGTCATATAGTCGCCTCATTAGATGAGTTCGGCACGTTCTCTGGCGAGTATGTTCAGGCGACGCCTTACGACATCTACCCCTCCGGCGTCTCTATCATGGGCGCCATAGCGACGGGCGCTGGCGTTATCCCGACGAAGATAGGCGGCAGTGAATCATTGAAATCTTACAGTGATGTTCCGGCGCGGTTCCAGCTATTCGACTACATTGGCGGGCCGACATCGGTATTGATCTATGACGTGTCATCGTCGCCGACAATTATTAATTATGCGGGGACATTAACGCCTATGCCAGGCGGCGCATTCTCAGGCAGTGCGACAAACGGCATATTCAGATTCGACGATGAAGTCTACATTTTTAG